GTCCAAGAATTATCTTTATTCGCAAAAGCAGTTTTTCCTCCCCAGAGATGATTCCATTCTTCATTAGCGTAGAGCAAAAATGTTCTACAATCATCATAGTAAGCATCTACATGAGGCATTGCCTTATCACCAAAGACATGTCCATTTGCATAGACATCTACTAGTTCTAAATCAGGTTCATTCACTACATCTCTAATGATATTTAGTAAATAATCAGTAAAAAACTCATCATCCTTCAAGCTCATCACCCAGAAAGGCAATACATTATCTTCATTTTTAGATCCGTGACCATATTGCCACTTTGCTTGCTGCGATTTATGAATTATTTCACCAAAATCAAATTGACTGAATACGTTATCATATATTTCCATATTCTCTTAGAAAATTTACTCTAATTTGTTCAAATGGTAGAACTGCTAGTTTAGATTCGTCATCAGTTCCAGGATATGTTTTAGATGCATTGATTACTGCCTTAGATAAGTCAATTAACTGATACCTCATAAATGTATCTTCAACAGCACTTGCTGCCCACATTAATGCAACTCGTCTCTTTCCAGAAATAACAGGGTTAATATGATGTTTTAAACCTGTTGGGTAGATTAATATTGTTCCTGCTGTTGGTTTGAAAGAATATTCTGTGTCACCAACGACAAGAACTAATTCTCCTCCTTCATATTCATCAGGTTCATTAAGAAACAATGTCATACTATGATGAGTTTTAATTCCACCAATAGTAAGATCATCAACATGTGGTTTATAAAATCCACCTTCACGATACTCAGTGAAGATAGGAACTGTCATCTCTTTCAACACATAGCATGATGAAAAATCCGCAACTCCATGAAATGCTGTTTGAACTATATCAATACATTTACGATATTGTGGTGACGTTTGTGCCATCACATAGTTATCTTTCGCCTCTTTATTAACAGCATTTTTATTATCTGATTGAACTATTCCATCTTTAAATGGAGCAGAATCAAAATGATGATTAATCTTACTTACTTGTTCAGCAGTAAGAAGTTCACTATCATAAATCATATCATTCCTCGTCAGTATCTGTAAATAGTTCGGTATCGAATCCTGGGAAAACTTCTTCGACTCTCATAGCTCTAATAATTTCTAAAGTTCTAGTTCTAACATGACGTTTAGAAACCGCACGTTGCTTAGCAAAAATTAGTCTATTAATAATTCTTGCATTTAAGTAGTCAGAAGATGCATCGTCATCATAACTCACCCACTGATTAGAATCATTGGGATCCATAAATGCAGGAGCAGGTGTTACACCATCTTCAAGCATATCATTAGGATACAACTTTCTATAGTTTTTAGGGTCAATTGGAAATGTATCTGCATACATTGTTCTCATAAAATCTAAAGGTGTATCAAAAGTATCTGGATTTGGAATATCAATAGATCTAATCTTTGCCCTCCAATCAAGCCAACGTTGCTTTTCTCCTTCATAATTTTCAGGAACATCAGGAAGAACATGCCAATCAGATTCTGATAGCATAACTCTCTTCTCTCTCTTTCTCTTTAACCACTTTGCTTCAAATAATTGATGTTCTTCTTCTAGAGTGTCTAATTTCTTTTTCTGAAGTAGTTGCTTTTGAACTACTTGAACCATAAAAGTAGCAATGCCTAACTCATAGACTTCTCTAGCTTGCTCTGTAGTTCCACCCTTAAACTTATACTCATTCCAATACAAAGATTCAGAAGCAAAATCATACTTCTGTCTATTTCTTTGAGCAAACCATGTGCCATCATTAAAATAACAAAATAATTGAAGTTGATCTTCTTCTGTATGCCAGAAAGAATCAAGTTGTTCAAAGAATTTTGCTTTTAACTCTTCATCAAATTCAATATTTTTCAGACTATATCTGTTTTCAATGCCAGTCTGATCTTCTGGTGCCATTACAGCAACATTATTAACAAGATCCATCTGGAGGATGGGTTTACGTGTAATAATCGTATTTGTGGTCATGTTAGTTATGTTTTAATGTACCATCCTGTCAAAATATATTTATCACCATTGAGGAGTGTATTTCCTTTGTGAACATGTGTCATACCTGCAGGGAAGAATACTACTGTTCCAGCAGTAGGTGAAATTCTTCTACGTTGATACAAAAACTCAGTCTCACCACCATTTTCAGGTTTAACATCATTCAAATAAATCATCCAAGTAATTTCTCTCTGTGCATGTGATGCAGCAGAGTTTTCATAATGCCATTGATGATAACCACCACAGGGTTGAGTTCTCTGCATTTTTACATCACTAGACATCATCGGAACATTTTTCAATTGTCCGAATTCAGTAATATAATGCATCAGACATGATTTCAAAAATTGATTTACTTGATAAGTAAACCCATCATTACAATAGTTGGCAAGAACTGACTGATCTTTTCTATTAAGATTTGAGAGATATTGAACTGCTCCATCTGCAGTAAATTCTTTAAAAAGATCTGGATCAGTTGCTCCAAACTCTTTTTCAATTTTCTCCCATTCTTCTGGGACATAAGATGAAGCAGCTCCATCATCCATCATGTGATCAAACCATTGAATTGCTTGCTCGCAAAAAGGTTTAGGAACAAAGTTTGGCCAAACACCAATAAAATCGTCGAAAGTTGCCTTAGTGATCTTTGGATCACGCATCAATTCAATTGGTCGCCAAGCTTGAACACTTTTTGATGTAGACATTGTTTAAAAATCAGTACGCCTTTATTATATATTTCATTTTGTGGAAGGGGGTTACGATGGGAACTTTTCTTTGAGGATCCATCTTAGGTGTAGGAACAGGTTTTGATGAGTTATTCCAACTAAATGTACCTGTGTTTAATTCAATTCCAACATCACTCTGGTTGAATGTAATAGTAGTGAAGTTATCAAATGTAGCTAATCCTTCTCGGAACAATTCAGCAGATCCATTGACATTACCATAACTATAGTCACTATTGGGATCATTGACAGGATCAGTTCCTATGAGGTGGGAATGTGTTTTAGTTGATTCGTAACTTTGATAGTTATCGATTCTTCCAGAAGATTCCGATGTATCGATAACACCTGCATCTGTTGCATCGCCAGTGCTAGATGGTTTGAGACCATCTGCCATTTCAAAGTAATCTTCAGGTTTACCATCAACACCATAGGCAACACCAGGGTCAACAATTGGAGTGTCAGCACCACCAGGACTGCCAGGACTACCAGGAGTAGCAGCATCACCACCACTATCAGGAATAGCTTCAGTAACTGCACTTACTCTAATTAATCTTTCAGCAACGGACTCACCGCCACCACTAAAGAAAGTATCACGCCAAGTTGCAACTGTAAGCGTATCACCTACTGCGTATCCAACACCATCATCGGTAACAGAAACTGTAACTCTAGTATATTTGTCGCCATCTCCGATGTCCCATGGTTCAAAAGTAACTTGAGCCTCAGCACCCGATCCACTTCCTGTAGTTCCACTAACATATTCTAAATCTTCAGTTACTGTAAATGTAGAAGTAACTGGGGGAGCATCCCAATCACCACCTGGCGCACCAATTCTATATCCTTCTGTTAATACATGCCAAGATCCACCTGTAGATGGAACTCCAGGTCCTCCACCAGTACCACCTTCTGAGTTGTCTGGATCAGGATCATCTGTATCTGGATCAGTAAATTTAGCACTATATCTAATTTCCCACTCAGTGATTGTACCACCAGGAGTTCCAGGAGTGCTAGGTGTACCAGGAATTCCTTCATCAGTACCAGTTCCAGGAGATCCCGTGCCAGGTGGTGTAGTTCCAGTACCACCAGTGAGAGCAGCAAGTTCCGCAGTTAAACTTGCAAGAGGAGAACCCCAATAGTTTCCATAAGAAACACTAGTTCTTCCTGATGGTGGGAAAACGTCTTCGCCATTACTACCATCAGTATCTCCTACTTCCGACACAAATGTATTGTAATCAAATCCATCTAAAGAAATTCTATCCCAATAACCTTCTGCAGTAGTTCCATCAGGTTCTCTAGAATCACTACCTCTATCACTAGTAACAGGTGCAGATGCAGGAAAACCAGTACCATAGAATGCTCTAGTTCCCCATGGAATAACTGGATCGCCGTTAGGAGAATCAGTTTCAGATGTAACAAAGAAGTGTTCGTGTGAAGGTACTCTAACAGTTACATCAGATATAGGTCCAATGTTAGCACTGACAGCACCAGTAACAGTAAACTCAACATCTGCTGTCAATAGTTCCGTTCCAGAAGTTCTGGTAGTTCCAAGAGAGAAATATTCAGACTCAGTACCTTGTTCTTGTCCTGCTGGTGCGATAACCTGTTCCAATGGATTAGTGCCAGCAATATCAACATCATCAACATACCACCATCCACCAGTAGAACCAGGAAGTTCATATGATCCACCAGCACTGGTTACAGGAACAAATGCCGATGATCCTCTGTTAGCATCAACAATACCCCTACCAACCATTCTAACACCACGATAGTCTGGAAGGTTGAAATTTCCTGAATATGTACTAGTTGCCTCTACATATTGTGCAGATCCTCCATATTGATTGCCAATTGCATCAAACAACCAAGGATAATCTGCTGCTGCTAATGATCTACCATCACACTCCAAGAATCCAGGGAATCTATCTTCTAAAGTACCATATCCATAATTACCATCGTCCACAACAGTTTCTTTGGGAACAGGAATAACTGTACCAATTGAATAACCATCAAACTTAGGTTGTCTATAGTAATCTTTAGCATTTGTAGGATCTTCTCCTGCTGCTACCCACCCATCTGCATCAAAAGAAGCATTCTTCTCAGTATACCATACTCCAAGATATGCAGGTGGAATAGGTTTCACTGCATAATTAACAGATCTAAGATTAAATGGTGTTGCATCTCCGAATGTAATAGTAGTTCTACTGGAATGAGATAAACCAACTACAGGGTCTATGTTAGCATTTCCAGGTTGCTGCATAATAATAGTAATATTTACAGGATTACCTGTGTAATCAGGTTGCACTTGAAGTGGTCCCGCAACACCTGCAGCTCCATTCACAGAGAATAGAACTGTACCAACATCTTCGCCTGTTGCAAAATCAAATTCATTATATGCTAAGGGAGAAGTAGCACTAATAGTAATCTCTTGGTTAAATCCTGTCAATCCAATAGGACCAATGACACTAATTCCACCAGGAGTTCTGTTTAATACTTCATTAATTGGAGTAAATTCTGGTGTTGTATCTGGTGCTGCCCAGTTAGTAATAGTCCATGGAACAATAGCTCTATCTCCAACATTAATCGCCATTCTGGCAACACCAGCTCCAGGATTGTTGATTGGATCGACCACATCAGTAGAACCATCCATTACAAGTTCAATATAGTCATCATTACTTACAACAACATTTTGAATTAATCCAGGAGAACCACCATTAACTTTAATTCTAGGATTAACGCCTGGGGTAGTATCTGCCTCTCTTAAAGTAATATCGACTTCTGTTCCATCTGTAAGTCCAGCAATTAATGCTCTGTTTTGACTATCAACAGATCCAACTGCTGTTGATACATAATCAACTCCCCCTGGTTCCTGTTCAACTAGATCAACAAATGCAAATGTATCGGGAGTAAAATTCTCACCTTCTCCTGTTCCTACTGTCCAACTTCCACCATCATTACAATCACCAATAGTAATATTGAATGTTTGCTCAAAATTTGAAATACTAGTAGTAGTTGCTCTTAATTGAACATATTGACCATTAGTTACAGTTAAATTATCACCCCACCCATCGTCAATAGTATCTAAAATATCATCACCTGCAGCATTAGTAAATGTAGTATTGTAATTAGAAATCGCAACTTCTATACCACTACCTGCTGTGATTACAGCAGGAGATGTCAATCCTGTGATTTGAGGAATATCACTATATGCATATGAATAATTAATGGGACGATCTAATGTAGTTCCAAATGCTGCTCTAGGGAACGGGCAGTTAACTGGAATAGTCGAAGTTTTTACGTTCCATCTCGCACTTCCAGTACCAATACCTACATCAATATATCTGTTCTCAACTGCACCATCTGCTGCGGTAAGTCTAAGTTGGATTTGATCCAAATTAGACATGGTTAAACCAGCATCCCTGGTCCAAGATCCCCATGAATTATATGAACTACCATTCCATTCTCTAATTCTAAATGCATAATCTGTTGCATCAAGAACGTTAGAAGCAATTAATAATGGTGCTTGAGTTCCTGGGTCTAATCCAGTGATAGTTACAACTTGTTCTCCTGCTCTTAATGCTGGTGTTTCTCCTGCAGCACCAGTATATGGTACACCATCATCTGGATATACAGTCTCTGCATATGTGTATAGTCTTCCATTCTCTGCAGGATCAACGTCTTGGAACTCATAAGGATCTGGTTCAAAGTCTTCAAGTTTAGTCTCAATTAACCAAAAGACAGTAAGATCTCCAATCTCAATACGAACCTGAAGGAGTTCATCAAATCCAGCGGGTGCCTCATATCTGAACTGAATAGATTGTCCTTCAGAAACATATAATGGTGTAGAAGAATATGAATATGTCATTGAATATTAAGACTTTATCCCGTATCTGTATTTAGTCAGATTTGACGAACGTCATACCAACTAGTATTCAAGTCTGGGTCGTCATCATCAAACCTAACCTGAATAGGTTCATTAGCTTTGATTTCCACTGAAATGTCGATATCATCAATAACAATAGGATTGCTTAATACTGCATCACTATCAGGTGCTTCAACTAAATCTTCTGGGAGTTCTTCTCTATTTTCTGGTACAGTAATATTGTCTGGTATCGTGTCAATAGTAACATTTACATTTTCTTGTTTAGTAATGTTTCCTCCACCACCAATTGCTGTAATTGAAACAAGTATACTAAAAGGTCCATGATTATTCCATGGAATCGACAAATTTACTGTTTCTGTTGATGTAGTGCCAGATGTATCAGATGTACTTGCGGGTAAACTAATAGTCTCTGTAACTGTTGTTGTACCTCCAGTTGTTGGATCTCTATAAGTATACACTGCACTTCCAGTAACAGAATTTCCAGCATATCTGTAATCAACATCAAAAGAAAGTGAGTCACCATAGTTTATGGTGGGATTAATTGTAAAATCTAATTCTGGTATTTGAAAGACTGTAATAGTTACAGAATCACTATCTGTTCCACCAAGACCAGATGCGGTGTAAGTATATGTTGTAGTTTCTGTTGGAAGCACACTTCTAGAACTACTAATAACAACTGCTCCGATACCTTGATCAATACTTGCAGTTGATGCATCACCACTAGCAGACCAAGTTAATGTAGTGGATTGTCCAAGAACAATAGAAGTTTGCGAAGCACTAATACTAGCAACTACTGGTTGATAAACTGTAAGAGTTGTACTTGCACTATCACTACCACCATCATTACTGACTGTAATAGTATAAGTTCTACTAGAAAGAGGACTTACAGTAGCACTACCTGATGTTGCTGGACTCGATTGCCCTGTAACACTAATTGAATCAACAACACCACTACTACTCCAAGATAAAGTAGCACTAGCACCAGCAATTATTGATGATGGACTTATTGAAATACTAGCATTTGGTGCTGGCGGTGCATCTGGTCCTTCAATTCTAAATGCAATGCCATATGGATTGGTGCTATAATTTGGTCCAGGTCCATTATAAACACTTCCCGAAATACTTTTAGTTCCTGCACTAGAGGTAAAACTAGTAGCACTACCATTAACACTATTAAATCCAGCAATACTACACGTATTTCCAGCAACACTTAATGATCCAGAGTTATCTACTGCTGCCCAAACAGTATAAGTTCCTGGGTAAGGAAAATTTACAGTAGTGCTAAAAGTAAATGTTTGCCCTTCATAAGATTCACCTACATCATTTCCTGGAGTAAAACGAACAGCATAATTGTTCATCAAAGATCCCCATGATCCATTGGTGTAATCGCCACCATATGATCCTGGTAAACTTCTACTTGTGTAAATTTCTGCCATTAGTCTGAAATCTCTCTTACATTATACCAACTAGTATTCAAGTCTGGGTCGGCATCATCAAACCTAACCTGAATAGGTTCATTAGCTTTAATTTCTACAGGAATATCAATGTCATCAATAACAATAGGACTACTTAATACAGTTTCAATGTCAGGTGCTTCAACTTGATCCTCTGGGAGTTGTTCGAGACTATCTGGAATTGTTACAGCATCTGGCAACATGTCAATACTAACATTAATAGTGCTAGCAGTAGGAGTAACATTTCCTCCACATCCTGTCTCTTATACACAT